GAGCAGAAAGAAAAGAAGATAGTAGGATAAAAGAGGGGATATTACATATATCTGTTATACAGTATAAATGTCCCCTCTTGACATCTCTTAAGATTTAGTATTAGATATAGATATGGAGAAGTTATTAATAACAACAGTTTGTCTACAGAGAAATATCGGCAGATATTCTGTTGTTATTAAAACAACGACTTCATTGCACTAAGCACTCAGAAATGGGTGCTTTTTGCATAAAAGACTATACTTAACTTTTAAGGAAAAGTAAGTCTAGTTCTGATAGCTCTTTAAAACTGGTTGGTAGCTAGTTTGGTAGTACTACGGAAGTTGATCCTTTGAAATCCTACGACACACTAGGTCTGAGCAGTTCCTAGAGTAGGTATTATGTTCCAGCCTATGATGGTCTGATCAAGCCACAATAGGTAGTACTACTTCTATTGGTTATCAACAATAATACTAGGTGTAATAGTGATAGGGAATTTAAATCAATCTTAATCACTTTAAATATAAGTCCAAGCATCCTAGTTAAGCAGAAGATTGAGCCAAAACTGTGCTGGGGTGTTGCTCCTCTAAATGCAACTAAGGCATGTGAATGGAAATGGTAGAGTTTTGGTAAATAAAGAGATGTTCCTCTCATATTAGGACTCTCACTACTTAGGAGCAAAGATAATTAATTACCTAAGAGAAAGAATATGATGAGCTGTACTGGGAAACAACAGATCAAATACAGCAACAGAAGATTGTAAACATTACCTCTATAACAGGGGAATACCACTTATGCTACAGTAAAACATGTGAATTAAATCTTAGCTGGTACTTAGTATAATACATATCAAATATCTTTTAAACACGAATTAAAACATTATATAACTAATATCTTCTAGTAATATCTATTGACAATGAGTGGTGTATATACTATTCTATACTAGGAATGTAGGAAATAGGATTGATTTTCTACTCCTTATCTAAATTGTTATTTACACTTTTTGGTTTTTACAATCCACTACAAAAAATTTTAAATTAGTTTTTTTATAAACATGGCAAATACACAAAAAGACGGATTTCTACCAAGTGATTACACTCCATCAGCAAAAGGAGATTTTATGAGGTTAAGTGAGGGTAATAACAATATTAGGGTTCTTTCTAAACCTTTAATAGGCAAACTTTACTGGGTTAGTCCAGAGGGTGTAGTCAGAGATAAAGGAATGGGAAAGAAAGGAGATAAACCTTTCAGAGTTAAATATAATCAAAGTCTACCCAAAGAAGTGTCAGAAGGTCAAACTAAAGAGTTCTGGGCTTTGAAGGTATGGGACTATAAAGATAAGACAGTTAAGATATTAGAAATTACACAAGCATCTATCTTAAGGTCTTTGTATGAGTTTGTTAAGGATGAAAAATGGGGAGATTTAAGAGAGTATGATATTAATATCAAAAAAGAGGGTAGTGGAATGGATACAAAGTATTTTGTTATGCCTTCACCTCCAACACTACTTGCTCCTGAGATAAAAGAAGCTTCAGAGGAGAGTGGAATAGAGCTTTCAAGCTTACTTTCTACAATAGACACTTCTGATCCTTTTGAAGGAATGGATGTAAAGAAAGAAGTGAAAAAAGAGAGTGTAAAAGAAGATGTTGATGAAGAGGAATTAGGAGAAACAGTAGATGTTGATGAGGATGTTATAGAAGACTCTGATCTTCCATTTTAGTTAAATTTTAATATATATAAAAATGTTTAGGAAAAAAGAGAAGAAAAGTATAGTCAGTCAATTAAGTGAGGAGCTGGGACATACTGCGAGTTGTCTATATGAATATATTTTTGTTGCTGGTATAAACGACAACAGCAAAAAGAAGAAGGATGAGATAGAGGAGAACAGGAAATTATTTGCAGATCTCTTAAGTGATTACATAGAGGAGAGAATTGAGGAAGACTATACAGAATGTGATGAGTGTGGCTGTTTAATAGCTAAACACAAAGTATATGAAGTTAAGAAGGGTAGTGCTACGATTGACTACTGTAAGCATTGTAAACCTGAGTATGATGAGATTCTTATGGAGTATGATTATGAGAAAGAGATGGATGTTGTTAAGGGTTATCTTAAGAATGGGGTTGCCTGTGATGAGAATGGTAAGATAAAAGCTTAAGGTTTAAAACTTTTAAATTGATTATTAAATAATATGAACATGTCAAAAAGAATAAAAGAATTGAGAGAAGAAGTAAGATACTTAAAAGATGTGATAGGCACTAGGGAGAGAAGAATAAAAGAGTTAGAGAAGCAATTAGATTTTATGAGTAATGCTCAAATGACGAATAGTAAGTTAGAAGATGCTAACAGGGCTAGGATATATTTAGAAGGACAGATTGAAGTTCTTAAGAGAGTATCAGGGCTGTACAATGAGGAAAGACCTACTCATGAGGAGTTTAGGAGAAGAGGTTCATTAGTTAATTCACCATTTTAATTATATGGGAACAGAGAAGACAATAATTAAAAGATTGGGAGGTGGGCAGATAGCAGGAGGAAATCCTGTAAGGGGTAGGGTTGAGAATGATTTTTATGCAACACCTCCTATTGCAGTAGAGAAACTTCTTGAGAAAGAGAAGTTTGTGGGAAATATTCTTGAACCAGCTTGTGGTATGGGACATATTAGTGAAGTATTAAAGAAGTATTATCCAGAAGTTATCTCTTTTGACATAGTGGACAGAGGGTATGGAGAACAACAAGACTTCTTTGCTTTCACTAAAGATGTAGATAATATTATAACTAATCCCCCATTCTCTTTGTTTGAGGAGTTCGCAGATCATTCCCTCACTCTTGCTCGTAATAAAGTATGCTTGTTTGGTAAACTTCAGGCATTAGAAGGACAAAAGAGAAGTTTATTCTTAGAACACTCTCCTTTAAGAACAGTTTATGTGTTTAGAAAGAGGGTAAATCCAATGAGAAATGGGAAAGATAGAGATGAGAATGGAAAGAAATGGGCAAGTACTATCGCATTTGCATGGTATGTATGGGAAATATGGTATGACGGAGAGCCTCAGATAAAGTGGATATAATTAAATTGTTAGAAAAGAAAATGGAAAAGAATATAACAATAACAATCAAAGCAAAAATAGCAACAGATTTTCAAGAGATATTGTTGAATAAAATGATAAGAGTTCTGTTAGATGCTTTAAAGATTAATATGGAAGATTCTAATAAAGGCAATAAAATAATTTATGAAATTGATACACATGATGGATACAAAATCAGAAAGGTCTAAACGACTTCTACTGCTCAAAGATTTTGTAGTAGATGAAGATGATAGACACATATTCTCAGAGGGTAATTATGATATTGTTTTCTTTGATGGGTTTATAAGAAAGCCTAAGAAGTTTATTCAGGTCTGGTACAGGGAAGGTACAATGAGGTATTTAAAAGACGAATCTGTTATGGATTGGGGAATACTTAAGTACAGAGCAGAAATAGATGAGAGAAACAAGAAGTTCTGGGATAAAATAAATAAATTTTATGAGGAGTATTTTATCAATGGAGACAATGACAGTAGCAGAGTATCTAGCACAGCAAAATAAACAGAAACCTAAAAGAGAGCATCCTGAACATGATGAACAGGTAGCACTATTTCTTTGGGCTGAGCTGAACAAGAGAAAAATACCAGCCTTAGAATTGCTCCTTGCTATTCCTAATGGTGCTTTCTATGGTGGACATTGGTCTGTGGCTAGAAGAATGAAAGAAGAAGGAGTTAAAAAGGGAGTCCCTGATGTGTTTCTTCCCATGCCTATGATCTACATGGACAAAGACAAGAATGTAACTTCTGTAAATGCAGGTCTTTGGATAGAAATGAAATCTGGGAAAAACAGACCGTCTCCTGAACAGAAATGGTGGATAGAAAAACTAAGAGCAGTCGGTTATAGAGTGGAAGTCTGCTACAGCTGTGATGAGGCTATTGATGTTATCAATGATTATTTGGATATAAATTCTAAAAATGAATAATATGGGTGAGAATGCATATATAATATTTAAAACTATTCCTTTTAATGGATATAGGCTAGGAAGGGAATTTGCAGGAAAGACAATGGTTGCAGTTGCTCAAAAGAAGATAGAAGAAGCTAAAAGGGAAGGGAAAGACATTTGTATTATTCAAAAGCCTGATAAGTATGCTCCTAAAAGTAAAAAGAAAGTTAGTGTATTTGATCCTTACATGATTCTGAGTCCTGATGAAATCCCACTTGCCTTTGGAGAGTTTGAAGATAAATGGGGAAGAGAAGAAAAATATACCCTTTATTACTTTGAATGGAAGCCTGTAGTTCAAAACACCTTATTTTAATAAACACATACTTGACAATGGGTGTAGTATAGTATATGATAGGGTATTTAACTAACTTAAAAAGATCATAAAAATGAAGATTTTAAACATAAAAGCGAATAAGTTTAAGACTTTTGTAAAGAGTGTTGATCTGCTTGATGGACAAAGAAGAGGAGAGATAATCTTTAGGAGAGTTTTCTTCTTAGTTGCAATGGCAATGTTCATTTACTTGTTTCTTTTAGTTGTTGTAGGAAAGAAGGAAGAGGATGAGACTTCTGTAGACATACCAGAGAAGGCACAAGCTAAGGAAGTAGAGATAGTAGAGTGGAAGGACGGTAACAGGATTACTACAAAACCAGATGGATCTGTTGAGATTGTACCTGCTGAAGTATTTATGAGTGCAGAAGAGTTAGAGAAGTTAAATGAAGACAAGTTAAAGGCACAAAAAATAGAAACATTCTTTAGAGTAAATAGGAAAAATGCTCCACTTGCTGATTATGCAGAGAAGTTTGTAGAAGTAGCTAATAAGTATGGATTAGATTACAGGTTACTACCAGCAATAGCGACGGTAGAGAGTTCTGGTGGGAAGAACAACTTTAAGAAGTACAATGCATGGGGCTGGGGAAATAAGAGTTTTACTAGTTTTGAGGAAGGAATAGAAACAGTAGGGAAAGGACTGAAGACTGGGTATATAGACAAGGGAAGAGATACAGTAGATGAGATAGCTCCTATATACTGTCCACCTAACTATAAAAACTGGGCAAGAAGTGTTAATCAGTTTATGAATGAGATTGAGAGTATAGAGGGTAAGTAGATAGTAGTTCTTTAACAATATGGGGTGTGGTGCAAGTATAGACACTAGGTTGTGCTAGAGTGAAAGGCTCTGCCACCCCAATTACTTTGGACTCAAGCAAAAGAAGATACTGGGCAGTTGTCTTCTTTATTGTTTGAGTCCTTATCCCTTCTTCTGGAGGAGAATTCTGGAAGAAAGGATGAGGGTTATTTTATTTAAATTATTAAACAAAGGTCATGCAGAAGAAACAAAAACTATATTATACTGCTCCATCAGACGAATCGTTTGAGGATATGAAGAGGTGTGCTATTGAATTATGGAATGAATATGACAACAGTTTTAGTTATGTGGATGAAAAGGTAAATGCAATTAAGGATCTTAAAAATGTTGGTGATAACTTTATGTTTATTTATGGGATGTTTGATAGTACAAATCAAATAAAGATAGCAAATAGGTTGAAGAATAAAACATTGAAAGAATTAGGAGAAAGATTAGAAGAAGTTATTTAAATTATTAAACAAATAAAATGTCAAAATCAGTAGATCTATCTCTTGATGAGATCGTAGATGCAATAGAGGAAGCTGGGTATCAGGGTTTTCTATTATACACAGATCCAGAGACACACAAGGCAATGTTTTCTATCAAAGGGGGAAGGGAGACAATTGCTGTTTCATTGTATGAGGTTTTTAAGCAAGATCCTAATTTCTTTAAGTTGGTGGCGACATCAATATTTGCTTATGCTTCAATAAACAAAGAAATGTTCCCTGAGTTAGAGATTCTTTATAAGCTCTCAAGTGTAATGGTTAATAAGTAAGTTTACTAATTAAATTGTCAAATAAAAAGGATGAAAAAAATAATTAATGGCGATTGTAGAGAGAAGCTTCCATTTCTTATAAGAAAACTTAAGAAAGAGTTTGTGATAGTAACTGATGTTCCCTTTAATATAAACTATCACTATAATAAATATACGGACAATTTAGAAGAAGATGAATATTATGAAATGTTAGGGGAGGTATTCTCTTATGGTGCATTTGTTGTAATACATTATCCAGAGCAAATATATAGGATAGCTTTTCAAGTAGGAGAGTTTCCAGAGAGGGTTGTTAGTTGGGTTTATAACTCAAACACTCCACGACAACACAGAGATATAGCATTTTTTGGTATTAAGCCAGATTTTAGGAAGGTTGGACAGCCATATAAGAATCCTACTGATAAGAGAATAAGAAAAAGAATAGAACAGGGGAAGTCGGCTAAACTTTATGACTGGTGGTATATAAATCAAGTAAAGAATGTTTCAGAGGAGAAGACGGAACATCCTTGTCAAATGCCATTAGAGGTAATGAAAAATATTGTAGGATTACTTCCAGAGAACATGGTAATTATAGATCCTTTCGCAGGTAGTGGGACAACAGCAGTTGCTTGTGAGATATTAAAAAGAGATTATATTATGATAGAAATTGATAAAAGTTATTGTGAGATTATTAAAAAGAGGGTTAAGAATGTTCAGTTTGATTTAAACTATTAAATCTTTTGAGGGTAATATATAAATTATTAAATAAATAAAATGAAAGTAAAAGGAAATAAAATATGGTTGCTGGTACTAATACCAACAATAGTAGTGTGTTTAACTGTTTTCTTAATTGTTAAGTCTGCTCAGGATAGAGAGAATGAAAGAATTATGTATGAGATACTAGAAGAGGAAGACAGGCAGTATAAAATAGATCAATGTTATGTGTATGCTCATGAGAAATACAGCGAGGAGTGGGATAATACATGCTTGTTAATAGGTAGACCTGCTGACTGTTCACTTCCTGTTTCCTATGCAGATGATTTAGATAGAACATATGAAGCAGAGTTGGATAGGTGTTTGATTAGATATTCTTATTAAATTATTAAATGAAAAACAATGAGAAGACTATGGACACAAAGAGAAGTAATTGAAATGGCTAAACTGCTAGGGTTTAAAAACTTTGATAGGAGAGCTTTACACTA